TTATCAAAGTCTAAGTCTCTGCCGTACTCTGTTATTTCTACGCCTAAGTCACTTGCAAATTTAACATCATGTGGTAAGCCTAACTTGTCTAAGTAGTCTGCTAACCTGTGATTTAAGTATGCAATATTTTGATCAATAATACGTTTACGAATAAAACTATCTTTGCTGGTTAGCAGTTTATGTAAGAAGTCTTGATGTTCTTGTAAATGTGTTAGTTCATTCATTATATCAAAACTAACTTCTTGCAAACCAGATGTTTGTAAGGAATCTATTTGTTCAATATACGGATTTTCTTCTAATGCTTTTTCCTCTAATTGAGACCTCATGGTTTCTACATTGTGTTTGTGTTGTAATGCTTCTTCCAGTGTAGTATAAAACAATGTGGGATTTTCTGGGATATCAGAAAACTCAGCCAATGCTTCTAAAACACCACCCATTCGCTCTTCTAACTCTGCATAGTATTTTTGTTCTTTACTTATACTCTCGACGAGATCTGCCGTATATGTTTCATGTGTGTCTAAGTGTGCAGTCTCTTGTTCGCAAGTAGGACATACACCGGCTTTAGCACTTTCTAATGAGGCTTTTAGTTCTTTAAGTTTAGTATTGCTTCTTTTTAAACTAGTAGCAGTACGATCATTCTCTGCCTGTAAGGTCTGTAAATTCGTTCTTTGTTCTTTTAATGATGTAACTAACTTGTGATTGTCACATTCTAAATCTATATCTATAGTTTCTAATGCAACTATTTCTTCACCTAATGATATAATTTTATCTTCTTTATTCTTTTCCCATGCTCTACTTCTACTTTCTATTTCTTTAATATTTTTTTCTATTCGTTCATTACTATTATTAATAGCATTTATAGTAATTTCTTCTTCCTTAATAGATTCTTTTGTAAACTTTTGTCGTTCCTTTAATATTTCAGCCTTTAAACTTAATTCAGTAATACCTAGCAACTGCTCAATCATATCTCGTTGATCATTTGCTCTCATGCTTAAAAATGGTTCAGTGTAAGTGTTTAGTGCAATTAAATGCTTAAACATATTATGAGGGAAACCAATAATTTTTTCTATTTCTTTTTGTGTTTCTCGACTGTCGCCTTGTTGCTCGTTATCTAAAGTGTCTGTGCCATCTATAAAAAGTCGCAACACATTAGGACGTCTTCCTCTTTCTATACGATATGCCTTACCTTCGATCTCAAACTCAACGGTAGTAATCATCCCTTTACCGTTGGTCTTGTTAATTAAGTTATCACGTCTAATGTTTGTTAGTGCTTCTCCATAAAGAGCATAACTTAGTGCATTAATAATAGTAGTCTTACCTGTACCGTTTCTACTACCATCACCACCCATGTCTAAGTTGTGACCTAGTACAAGTGTTAGTTGGCAATTATCAAAATTAACTGCCTGTGTGTTGTTGCCAACACTCATAAAGTTTTTTGCTGATACGTTTTTAATTTTTAACATTAATCTATTTCTATGCTATGGTAAATGTCTATAAGTGTTTGTTTGTCAACGAGATTACTCTCGATAGTGTCTAATTGTGTAACAACAATTTGATCAACACTTTCAAATGTTATATCTCCGCCTTCAAACTCTTCTTCTTCTTTTACAGGAATAAGTTGTAATTCTCTTACTCCATATTGTTCTGCAAATTTTTCTCTGACAAAGTTTGCTTCTTCGTAACTAATACTTACATCAAGTATTACTCTTGCATAGGTGTATTCGTCTAATAAATTTTGATGATCATCTAGTAATTGTTTTAATGTAAACTTTCTATACTTAGGACCTTTAGTCCAGTTTACATATTGTGGCTCGCCTCCCCATTCTAAAAACATTGCACCACGTTCGTCATCGCCAACGTCTGCATAGTTATGGGGAAATGCATTACCTAGATAATGTATGTTGTTTTTGTATTGTCTTTTATGAAAGTGCCCACTGAATACATATTCTGGACCACTGAGCATTTTATCATTTATGCCTCCATGGTCTGGCATCTCTACCATTGCATTCATTTTAAAGTAAGGTAATTCGAAGTGACCAAACATATACTTGCACTTCATTTTAGAAACAGTTTTGTAATCGTCTCCTACTAACCACGGCACAATAGCGACATTATCTTTTTCATACATGTCGTCTACCATAACAAAGTTAGATAAGTCACGAGCATACTCAATACTGTTCATATCACGTTTATCTCTGTAATAGAGATCATGATTACCAGTTATAAAGTAAACAGTTTCAAATGCATCGTTGAGTAATTTTAAGTCTTTAATAGTTGCATTCATTGTTGCAACATTAACACTTGATCTATGATGCATCCAGTCGCCTAAAAATATACAGGTTTCTGCGTCTCTGGCTTTTGCTTCTGCAATAAACCATTCTATATACCTTCGACAGTCATCTAAATGTAAGCGGCTGTTTTGCTTTAATCCGTAATGTATATCCGTAAAGCAAGCCGCTGTCTTAAACAGTTGGGCCATAAATTTATTCTGCTATTGGGTTATTTGCCTGTTCTTCGGCCGCTTCTCGCATTAAACGAATTTGTTCTTCATGTTTAATTTGTCTGCCGTAACTAGGTAAATGTCCTTGTTCAATTAATATATCATCTCTGATAGTTTGGTTTCTTTTCTCTAAGTTTAATACTCTTGTAAAACTGTTATTCACTGCGGCAGTATAGTATGCAAATGGGTTATCCGATTTTGCTTCGTTAAACTGCAATCCAATTTGAGATAGTTGCACTAATGCTTGTCCACGCATTTCGTCTACATAAGTATAACCTCTCCAGTTTGCTCTGTGCGAATACCTTTCAACTAGTTTTAAATACATAGTTCCAAGTTCATTAGAAATCTGTCCATGGTCGACACAAAAGTTACCATTACTCATACTGCCTTGCCAATGACTTCTTCCGACTTCTACTACTTCGTCATTTACATAAGCATAATGTTTGAAAGAAGGAAAGTTTACCTTTGCTTTTGTCTCAGCCTCATTCTTAGGATTTCTTTTTCTACCTGGCTCGTCTGGAATATGCTCCATAGTCATTACTCTGAACACAATATCTTCTTTAGCAATACTTTTAGGATCTACTGCAAACTCTTTTTGTTTAGGCTTATTCTTATAGTCTTTTGTATCATGCAATAGCATTGCGGCTTGGTAAGCCTGAGACTGCATAATAGATGCACGATTTTCTCTTGCAAGTTTTAAACTATTGCGATTAATTTTTTTAACATCTTCTAAAATAATGTCATGCCATTCGTATTTTTCGTCTTTGACGTAACAATATGTTAGTTTGCTTTTATGTATCTGCTTTAAGATGTCTTTGTTGTTTAAATAATTTACTTTCTTAGCCATTTGATCTCCAATGATATTAACAACATTATACACAGAATTATATATATGTCAAGTAGTATTTATCCAGAATCTTTAATTATAGTATGTTTTAATGAATACGATAAATAGTATTATAGGAGATATTTATGATAGGCAAGACAAACGGACCATTAGCCAGCAGAGCAAGTGCACCAAGCAGTTTGCAATCTAAAGATTTGCGACAGCAACAAACTAAAAGCCTTAACTCGCAAGATATGTTTGATAGAGTGGGTAGCCAACGTGGCACAGCCAAGTCAGTTGACTGGAGAGCAAGACTAAGACCTAAGTTTGGTGGTAGAGATTTGTTTTGGCAGGGTGCTTTAGAGATGGAAAGTACCAATGAGAACCGTAGAGGTGACATGGCAAATATTGATTACTTGCTTAGACCGTTATACCAAACAGGTGGCCTAGTATGGCAATATACTCCAAACATATTTTATGGTGCATCAGTAAATTATTCAACACAAGAATTCCAAGGCAGTAACTATCCATTGAATGTCTATGTTAATTCTCAACCACCAGAGTATCCAATCATCAGTCAATTTACAGCAAATACTATTGATGAAGCAAGATATCTACTAGGTGTTATGCATTTTGTTAAAGTAGCAACAAAAAGTTTCTTTGGTGATGCCTCAGTTAAAGACGGATTGTATGGAACACCCCCTCCCGTATTGCTATTTGAATATTTGGGAGAACATGGATTTAATAAAGTTCCAGTTATTGTAACTCAATATTCTATTAACTTACAACAAGATGTAGATTACATTCCTGTAGTTACATCAGTAGGTGGCGGTGGCAAAGAAGAAGTTACTTATGTTCCAACAAAATCAGAGATATCATTAACACTTAAACCTCAATACGCACCACACAAACTCAGAAAGAGATTCGATTTACGAGAGTTTACTACTGGTAAAGCCTATAATAAAGGATTTGTATAATGGCTGACTTTCACAGAAGAGATAGTTTTTTACGAGATACAGATACGTTTGACGGCTTCCTTGACGTAAACACTTTACCTAAAATACCAAAGTCTGCAGATGATGAAATATATGTTGTAGAAGCAAGATATAATGAACGACCGGACTTATTGGCTCATGACCGTTATGGTTCTAGTAGATTGTGGTGGGTATTTGCTTTAAGAAATCCGGATTCAATTGAAGATCCAATTAGAGATTTTAAAAGCGGAATGCAAATCAGATTACCTCACAAGGGTGTACTAGAAACTATAATAGGTTAAAAATGGCAAAGAAGAAAAAAGCACCAGTAATACTAGATCCTATTGTTGGAGAAGTTGCTGGTAATGTCTTAGACGAGTACGCATCATATTCATATAGTGCTAAGTTATACATGATACCTCCAAAGACTGGTTCAATTCCCGGAGCGGCACAAAAGAATAAAGGCCAAGGTCGTACCCGTGGGGCAAAGAAGGGCCAACAAGCAGGTGGCTTTTTAAATAACTACTATATTGCAGATCCTTCGGATACTGTAGTTCTTGCACAGACAGGTGTCACAGCAGGAAATAATATAGACAACATAACTATAGAAAACATTGCCAAGTTTGATTCAGGGTTAATCACAAGGAATATTAATTTTAATATTACTCAACCAGGTGCGGCAAATTTTATAGATCAAATTTTATTAGCAAGAAAGCAATTAGGCATTCCAACGTATGCAACTGATACACCATTATTTTTAGAAATAGTGTTTCAGGGATACGATGAAGGATTAGACGATGCTGATGATGGCGGCATGCCTTTCTCGCATGGACCATTTAGATATAGAATGCATTTAGCACAAATTGGTTTAAGCATCGATGGTTCCGGATCAACATATGATGTATCATGTGTTCCAACATCAATAGTGCCATTCCAAGATAATTTTTATAGGATGCCAAAGAACTTAACTACTTCCGGAAAAACAATTACTGAACATTTAGAGAATCTGTTTGAAGGCATAAACGATTACCATAAAAATAATAACGACAAATATCAAATTGTAGATGAGTTTGAAATAGACTTAACTGGATTAGTTGGCGGCGACTCTGGACTCAAAGACGAAAAACTTGTAACAAACGCAAATTCTGAAAGTTCTCAAATTATTAATAGGCAGTTTAATCCTAATATGGAAGACATGACTCCTAGACAAATGAGAAAAGAAATACGAAACTTTCAAAAGGATGAAGACAGTTCAATAGAGATTGCTGTATATAAAGATACTATTAATGTAAAGAAAGGAATTACATTATATGACTACATGTGTGTACTATTAAGTATGAATGTAGAATTTTTTGAATCATGCACAAGAACAATACAAGCAGAAGATCCAGAAAAAGCAGATGCAACAAAAAAGAAAGATGCTTATACAAAATGGATTAAAGTAAATGCTGACACAGAATACTTAGACTTTGATACTTTTAGAAATGTTCATGCAAAAAAGATTACATACAAGCCATTCTTATTTAAGAGTGTAGATGAGAGAGTTCAAGCATCCCCGGAAGAGAACGAATTAACAGCAGAAGAAACACAATCAAGAATAAATGAATTGCAATCATCTGTATTCAAGTCATATCATTACTTGTTTAGCGGCAGGAATGATCAAATATACGAATGTAACATACAATATGATAATGGTTTAGCATTCTTATTGCCTCCCGCCGGGGGAACAGTAGGTGATGTAAGTGTTACAGCGGCACCATTAATGACCGATAAGACACCACTTAACGAAAACATTTCAGGCGGTGCTTTAACGGAAAAAGTTTTAAAAGCAGGAGATAAGGCTAAAGTAGATAAATTATTTAGGAAAGCATCGGATGACGATATACGAGGCCTAGGCCAAGCATTAGGCTTAAACAATCAAGAAATTAAAGATGCTATAGAAAATAAATCTAGTGTTTCTGCACTAAAGATTAAAAGTGTGTTAGAAGATAGAAACCTACTTAACCAAATTGTCCAAGCAGAAGCGGCCTCAAAAAACAAAACATTTAGTGATAATCAAAAGTTATCAGATGGTTCTCAGTATAATCCTAGAGCAAGTGGGTATGTTTACTCAGCAGACTTAGTAGGAGATATTGCAGGAGCAATAAACTCAGAAACACTTTGGGGCAAAGCAAAAGCCAAAGCAAGAGGTATAGGAGATAGTTACGAAAATAAAGAACGTAATTATAGTTTGCTTGTTCCCGGAACAACTAAAACAGCAAAATTAAAAGAAGGAAAAGACCCAACAGACTCTGTTCAGCCACCCTACCAACAAGTGCATATTGTAAACGAATTAGGTGAAGCAACTTTTGACGGAACTACAAGACAGAACTTAATGGGTTACTATATGCAACAAAAATTGGAACCAGCGTTCTTAGTAAATTTAGACATGCTTGTAAAAGGAGACCCATGGTATTTAGGTCCTCCTATGCAGACACCAAATCTTGTAGTAGAAGATATGGGCAGTCAAAAAGACGAATCAAATGAAGAGTATGTAGTATTCCAAAAACAAGATAACGTAATATTATTTGATATGCAGTCACCTAGACTGTTTGACTTTAATGTAGATGACGAAGATATGAACGAAGGATACTGGTCAGCAGACGGAACAGCATATTTCATATCTGGTGTATATATGTTAATTAAAGCAATAAGTAAGTTTGAAAATGGAGAGTTTAAACAAGATTTAAATATGGTAAAACTTACATCATACCAAACAAGTAAACTAGATAAAAAATCTGATGCAGTTGATCAGCACAAAAAAAATTACGGGTCTAATTAATAATGGCATATAATATACATAAATCTAGCAACAAGAATCCTAACATGAAGGAAAGGAATCAAAAGGCGTACCTTAACGGAATCTATGTTGCAGAAATTATTAACAATATTGATGTTAGTAGAACAGGCAGAGTGCAAGTTTTTATCGCGGCACTTACTATTGATGATTCCGGCAAGTCCGGATACTTTGATGCTGTATGGACTAGTCCTTTTGCAGGTAGCACCAATCCTAGATCAGTAGGAAAAGAAATTGAAAATCCAGACCAGTCTATGACATCATATGGTTGGTGGGGACAAGTACCGGACATCGGTAATATGGTTTTAGTTGCATTTGGTGACGGCAACACAAAGTTTCCATTTGTTATAAGTTGTTTATACCCAGACATGTTTGCAAACATGGTACCAGGATTACCTGCAGGAAAAAATTATCAAGATCCTACAAAACTGTTACCCACAGTAGAAAAGAATAAAAGAACTCAAGACGTAAGACATAATGATACATTTAGACCTGTACAGCATACACTTTCTGAAGCAATAGTAAAACAAGGTTTAATTAATGATGCAACTAGAGGTGCTGGTAGCAGTGGCTCAAGAAGAGAATCTCCAAGTGAGGTATTTGGTATACTGACACCCGGTCCTCGTAAGAGTGCAATAACAGGTTCAGAGAAAGACTTTGATATTAGACTTGGCGGTCATCAATTTGTAATGGATGATAATTTAGACTCAAGGCAAATTAGGATCAGAAGTGCAGAAGGCAACCAGGTATTATTAGATGATAATGAAGGCGTAATTTATTTAATAAACAAAAGTGGTAGAGCATGGATTGAGATGAACTCCTTAGGGGACATCCATGTATTTGGCGAAGGCTCTATTAATATGAGAGCAAAACAAAATTTTAATATAAGAGCAGACTATAATATTAACTTGGAAGCAGGCAAAGATATTAATCTTAAAGCGGCCATGGATACATTAGGTAGCGAGTATAAAGGGGCAGGCAACGGATCAGGCGGAAGCATACATTTAGATGCAGAAGGTGAAATTAAAAATATTGCAGGTGCAAGTATTATAAACAGATCTATTGCAGGAGACGTTTCCACACATGCATCAGGTAGTATTAAACAAGAAGCGGCCAATGGCGATATAGAATTATTATCAGGAAACGAATTTAAAAGTAAGTCCGTTGGCAAATACAGTATTAAAGCCGGCGGTGATGTAACAATGGAAGGTGCCCAAATTGTTGAGAAAGGTGAGCAAGTGCTTATGAACAGCGGAGGTTCAAGTCCAGCAGAGCCAGGTGTAAATGATGCTTCATTACTAGAAAACATTTTGCCAACCGAATATGAAGACTACATGAACAAGCAACCTGAGTATGATAGTGAAGGTGATACATTATTACCAGGCGATGGCAAAAGAATAAAATACAACATGAAATCTATTGTTACTAATTTAATAACAGCAGAACCATTTGCAGGGCATACTCCTGCAGACCCAGAAAACGAAAATCAAGCAAGTATTGTTCCTGACGAAAGCATAGCAGATGCAATGGCACCTAATTCAAATGGTGTATTGGGACCAAAAGGAGAAACTCCAGCAGATAGTAATTCACCTGCAGGATACCAACCATCCACAGGGTACGATGACAATAACAATCCGTTATACAACGAACCATCAAAAAATGTAACTTCAAACTTTACTCCTGCATTTAATAAAAAATTAGAAGAAACAGGTGCTATGGCAACAGCAGTATCGGCTATAACAGCAGGTGTTAAGCCTTTACAGGCTCCTACTAAGACTCCGGGCAACTATAAAATTATTGCTTCAGGTAGAAAGATTAGCGATATAGAAGCAATAACTAAAACTGTGGCAGTAAACGCCTCAGGAGAAAGAGTTGGTACAAACGATACATCAATGGCAGACTTATCTAAAGGTATAGCATTATTGCAAGCCGCAGAAAAGTCAGGCTCTGACACAGGTCCTTTATTAAGTAAATTAGGGATTGATGTTTCGAGAGATGGATTAAGTAAAATTTATACTGCTAAGGATGGAAGTTTCGTTATAGACACTAGAGGTGGAGTAGGCGCCGTAGCAAACAATCTTATGACTGCATCAGATCTAAGAAAAACAGGTAACATTGTAAGTGAATATGTTGGTAAGAGCCAACTGTCAGATAATCAATTGGCATCTTTAACATTACTTGCAGATCATGTAGGTGTCGACAACTTTAAAAACAGCAGAGCATTGCAACTTGTTAAGGCGGCTGAATATTCAAAAGTCCCAAATAGTATGTTAGACTTTAATAAAGGAACTGTAGGATATAGTAGGCGTCCTGTTACTAGACGTGATTATATTGAAAGAGGCCAAATGTATGGTGAGTTGTTTCAAACACCTGACAGTATTACACTACCTAGTTTCGATGAAGGTCTTAGTTGGGGCGCAATGGCAAAAAAAATTAAATTTAACCGGGTTGGTTAGTTTCTTTAATTAACTCACCGATTCTTTTATAAGCATTATACTTTTGTTCTTGTTCGTCTTTGACAAGACCTTCTAACAGTTCTATACGAGCCATCAAAGAATCATTTTGCTGTTTTTGTTCTATTAACTCTCGTCGAAGTATTTCTTCTAGAGTGTCATTCAGTGTCGACCAATCTTTCATCTGTCTCACCTATCATTATCATTTGTAACAATTCTGTTACATTATTATTTAACAGAACACCGCTGTGTCCTGCTTCTATATGGTGTGTTTGAGTGTTTTTGAATCCTACTGGCGTAGCACCCTGACTATCACACGATATCATACCGTCGTTTGCTTTACCACCTATACCTGCAACTGGATTTGCTCCTCGAGTACAAATAATATTAGTATGTGGACCCTCGAACGTTTTTTCTTGCAACATACTTAAAACAACAGCACCTGGCATGTTGTTTTTAAAAACATCAGCATTGCGCCAAAAGTAACCAAATATTCTTGCAACAGGAGTACCCTCCCATGGTGTAGCAATAGTAATCAAGTGTGATACTATGCCTGGATTTACACTTGCATACCAAGAGCCTAGTATTCCTCCAAAACTATGACCAACAATAATTACAGGTTCGTTTCCGAATGCTTTTTCTTTTTGTCGCTGAAAAGACATCACAAGATCAAAAGGATCTTCTGACATATCGTAGTTTGGAGCAATAGATTCATGCTCTGGTAGTTTTAGTTTGTAATAATTAAATGAATCCGAATCAGCATTAGCACCGTGTATGTAAATTACATTAGGCATTGCTGATAAGCGACTCCATATCTGCAAGTTCTCTAGGCTTTGTATTCTTATCATACCTATAGTTTCCAGCAAAGTTAATACTATCAAAGGTTACATACTTATGTGACTTTACATCGTAAATGCCATATGTTTTAAATTTGGAACCTTTTGCTTCTTCGATCTTACGAAATCGTTCCATACCTGCTGTTTTATTAGCATCTCTGGCTCTTGACCAAATTTTATCGAACTCTTTTTGAATGTTGTACATTGTATCCCCAATGTTGTTAATTAAAAATAATATTTACTATTTTTGCTGTTTAAAGCAAGTAATTCTGGCATACATCTTTATTAAAACTTCTTTTAATGATTTTGATAAATACTAGTATGGCAACAATATTTAGAGGATTCAATACAGTCGATAAGAATAAGGCGCCGTTTACCTTGAGTGATGAGGAGTTAATTAAGAGAGACTTACTTAACCATTTTTACACAAGACGTGGTGAGCGATTCATGAGGCCTAACTTCGGAAGTATGATACATGATATAATTATGAATCCAATGGATGCCATGACAGAAAGTGATGTTAGAGAAGATATAGAAAGAATTATAGAAACTGATAGCAGAGTTAGACTTGATGACATTAGAATGTTAGTAGAAGATCATACTGTAAGGTGTGAAGTTGATATTTCATTTAATGTGCTACGAACTTCAGACACACTTTACTTAGAATTTATAAACGAGGAGTTAGTATAATATGGCACTTATATCAAGACAAAATAATCTATTTGCCGCAGAAGATTGGAAAATAGCATACAAGGCATTTAGCGAAGTAGATTTTCAAGCCTACGATTTTGATACTGTCAGAGCGTCCCTTATAGAATACATTAGAACAAATTTTCCAGAGACATTTAACGATTATATAGAAAGTTCAGAATTCATAGCAATTATAGAAATGCTATCATTTCTTTCTCAGTCACTTGCATTCAGAATGGATGTTAATACCAGAGAAAACTTTTTAGAAACTGCTGAGCGAAGAGACTCAGTATTTAAACTTGCAAGAATGTTAGGATACAATCCTAAACGTAACTTACCAGCAAGTGGATTAATGAAAGTTGATGCAGTATCAACAACTGAGCCAATACAAGATAGTTTAGGCAATGACATTAATAATGTAAACGTTTTCTGGGATGATGCAAATAATCCAGAAGCATACGAGCAGTTTATAACAATATTAAATTCTGCAATGGCTTCCTACAATAGATTTTCACAACCTGCAAAGGCAGGCAAAGTAGCAGGCATTAATACAGAACTTTACGAAATTAATACACCTATATCAAATACATTAGCATTTGACTTTGGTTTAAGCACATCTGGTGTTAATAGAAACTTTGAAGTAATTAATCCAGACTTTTTAGATAATGATGTTTATTTTGAAAGACATCCAAATCCTACAAACAATTTTAACTTAATTTATCAAAATGATGGATTAGGTGTTAGCAGTAATTCAACAGGCTTTTTCTTAATGTTTAAGCAAGGTGATTTTAAAGTTGCTAATTTTAACTTTGATACACCAGTTGAAAACAGATCAGTAGATATAGAAGTTGCAGGCATTAATGAAACAGATTGTTTCTTGCAAGAAGTTGACAGCACTGGTGTTGTAATTAACGAATGGAAAAAGATTCCAAATACTGTTGGGCAAACATTATATTATAATAATCTTGCATTTGATCAAAGAAATCTTTACTCAATTGAAAACTTAGACAATGACGGAATAAGAATAAGATTCCCAGACAGTAACTTTGGTAACATACCTTTTGGTAACTTTAGATTTTATTATAGAGTTAGTGATGCAGAATCATATACCATTTACCCAGACGATGCAAGGCTACAAACTGTTAGTATACCTTACGTTGCACAAACAGGTGAGAGCCATACATTATCAATTACATTCTCATTGAAAGATCCAGTAGGCAATAGTGTAGGAGCAGAAGACTTAGAAGCAATTAAAGAAAGAGCACCACAAACATATTATACTCAAAATAGAATGGTAAGTGCCCAAGACTATAATGTATTTCCATTTAGTCAAAGTGCAAACATTACAAAACTAAAAGCAATTAATAAAACACATGCAGGTCATAGCAGATACATTGATATTAATGACCCAACTGGAACATATCAAAATGTAGATACATTTGCTAATGACGGAGCATTGTACTCAGAAATTAAGAATTTAGGTAAGACATTACAACTTAGTAATAGTATTACACCTTTAGAAGCAACAGCAGTTCAGATACCTGCAATGCTTAAAGAACAAGAACTTATAAACTTTGGTTATGACAAATTTAGAAAGTCATGGAAGACCGAAGACGAAACAAAATGGGAACTAACCGGAGCAAACATTAGATGGATGACATTGCCTACAGTAGTAAGCGATAGTGTAACAGGTTACTTCCTAGAAGATAAAACTACAATAGACAGCATCTTATTAACTAATAACAATGCATTTAAGATGTTTGCACCAAATAACTATCTTAAGTTTGTAAACCCAGCAGATGTATCGCAGTACAAGTGGGTTAGAATTGTTAGCATAGACAATAATGGCGGCTTGTCAAGTGGAGTATCAACATCAGTTGGTCCTATTAAACTTAGTGCAAGAATACAACATGGCTGGAGAGCAGATGAATTTGTATCAACAATTAGAAGAACATTTACTCCAACAGAAATAACAGCAGTTGTAAACGAATTAGAAAACAGAAGAACATTTGGTTTAGGATATGATGCTGAACTAGATAACTGGTATGTAGTTACTAACAACAATTTAAATAAAACAGCAACCTGGAATGCACAATACAATCAAGATACATCAGAAACAGGATTAGATGCTAGTTGGTTATTACAATTTGTATATAATCCAGGCGTTGGCGCAGACTACAGTTATACTGTTACAATCAGAGGACAGAAATATATTATCCAAAGTAAAAAGGATCTTAAGTTTTATAATATTACAAATATTAAAGTAACTGATACAACAAACTCAGCAGGCAAAGATCAAATTATTTTAACTAAAGTAAACTTTAAGCCAGGCGGTAAAGAAACATTTACTTGGAGTATGCATCCTGATTATCAAGATGGTAAAGGCAATGTTTACATCAGTAGCGAAACAGGACAGTATTATGATCCGTTAAATGGTAATCCTCAAATACCTCTTAGAACTAGAGATACAAAATACCATGACGTAGAAATACAGTGGAGAACAAATTTAGGAATTTATAGAAGTGGCAATGACGATGCAACAACAGGTAATTTATTTGTCGATGCACAGGCAGTCTCAATTCAAACAGCACCATACGATAAGTTGCAATCAGGAATTTTTACAGTAAATTCAAATTACCAAAAAGCAACACTTAACAATAGTTCAGGCATTTTAAACTTTTGGCCAAACAATGTAAACATATCATTTACTACTGCAACGTTTAACAGTAACATTTATAATGCAGGTGGTAATGTTTTATACAGAGACCAAATGACAGACGGAACTGAAAAAGTATTTATTGCACAATCCAATGGAACAACATTAGACAAAGCATCAGGCACAGTTCAGGGTAGAATAAAAAATACTGCAAATGCAACACAGATTGCCGCAGGCCAAGGAACACTTTCTGTAACTAACTGGGATGGTAATTTAAAGCCAACAGTTATGAGACATACTTTTGTAACAGATAGAACTGGTACTATTAGCCAAGATAAATTTGATGTTATATACAAGCAAGACAGAAGAAAACTTGATAAAGATATAGTTTGGGAAATAACAGACGTTGTAAAATATGATGATGGATATACCGATGCTAGAAAAGTTATAGTATCGCCAGTAGACTCAGACGGTGATAAGGTTCCTAATGAACCATTACAGTTTGAAGATTTTGTTAGTGCAGGTGATTTAATATTCTTTGAATACTACAAAGACTTCGATGGATATACTTATGATAGGCCACTAACAGGTGCTATTGTAGATTTAAGAAAAGAAACAGTTATAAAAGTTGATATAGGCTCAGATACTGTAGGACCTACAAGTTATTCAGATCCAGTTAAAATATCAGAGCAAAAAGTAATTATACTTAAAGATGCAACATACATAGATAGTTTTAATAATGTATCAGGCTTATTCTCAGGAATAATATTATACGATACAGCAAATGAAAAAGTATATGAACTAGTTAAAAGTAGTACAAATACAAATGTTATTGCCGCATACGAATCAAAAGATTATTTTGTGAGAAATGGTAGAGCATCAGGACAAAATACAGCACTTCAAGGCGATGACGAAGTTGTTTTAAAATGGAAACATGTTGCACCTAACGATGTAAGAATTGATCCTAGTATTAGTAACATAGTCGAAATGCTTGTTTTAACAGAGTCATACAGCACTGAAATTAAAAAATATAAAAATGTTCCGGGAACAACATATCCGTTACCACCAACAAGTGCAGAATTAGGTACAGAGTTTAAGAAATTAGATGAGTTTAAGAATGCCAGTGATGCTATTGTTTATAAGAGTGCAGAATTTAAATTGTTATTTGGAACAGATGCAGATGCAACAAACCAAGCAAAGTTTAAAGTAGTTAAACTACCAGGAACAACAATGAGTGATAATGAGATTAAGTCAAAAATTATTAGTGCATTTAACACATACTTTGATGTTAAGAATTGGGACTACGGTGAGACTTTTTACTTTACAGAATTATCAAGTTTTGTGCATCAAAGATTAGGCAGTAACATAGGCAGTATTGTTATACTTCCAAAAAATACTTCCGGGGCATTTGGAGATTTATTCCAAGTCAAAGCAGAACCATATCAGTTATTCTTAAGCACGGCTTCAGTAAACGATATAGAAATAGTAGATAAAATTAACCAACAAGTATTAAGAGCGGACAGATAATAAATGGCTAAAATTATAGAAACTTTACCAGCAATTCTGCAGACGCCTGCATTGAAGAACTTCTTTGAAGGCACAGTTGAGCAGTTATTTAGTAAAGCAAACACTATACCACTTGCAGGATATATAGGTAACCAGACTGGAGAAGAGTCAGGGTTAGCAGGTTCTTTTATTAGGGAGTACAATGCAGATAGACAACAGTATGCATTGAGTCCAGTAATAAACACAATTGATACAGTATCAGGTAATAGTGATAGTGTTATATTTTATGATGAGTTTGTTGACACTTTAAAGAACTATGGTGCACCAGTTAGAGATCATAACCATCTATTTGCAAGTAACTACCAAACATTTTTACCACCTATCAATATTGATAAGTTTTTAAACTACCAAGAATACTTTTGGAGTTTAACAGGCCCAACAGAAATTACAATTCAGCCTACAGGTATTTCAGATGCTATTGCAATTGATAAAGATATCATAGGTAAGAAAACATATACACCTACAGGTGGCAAAGCATTTAGAAGCGGAATGATTGTTAAGTTCACTGGAGTAAATATTATTCCAGGAGATGCAGTTGTAATAGATAGAAAATATGTAGTACAAGGTGTAGGCACATCTATAAGACTAGTTGATTACGAACAAAGCACATCAACAGCATACGGCGGATCTGATTTAACTAAAAAAGATTATATTCTAATAGAGCATGGCGCAGATTCAGGAACAGCATGGAGCAGAGTTAACCATTGGTTCCATGAAGACAACTTCTTAGATGCAGGCGATAGTTTACCTGCTAAAAAATATAGAGCACAACGACCAATTTTAGAGTTCAGTAAAGATTTAGAACTTTTTAATCATGGCGGAACATACAAAGGTAAAGTAACTGTATCAAGTACAAGTTTTAATAAGAATGCTATTATAGGACAAAGCAACGTAACAGTAGACACTAGGTTACTTGTAAATGGAGATACTATTGTATTTCCAAATGAGAGTGCAATAGATAGAATTAAAATTTGGACAGTAGCAGGCGTAGGCAGTTCTATTACATTAACAAGTTCGGTTACAATAGCAGAAAATGATGTTTACAGTATTGATAAAGGCTTTAACCAATTAGGTAAAGAATTAATTTTAAAAGGCGGAGACCTTGAAGAAGTCCAACGTAAAGCAAGAGTAAACCAAGATCCATTATTTAATCTTTATGACGATAACAAAGTTGCATTAGATAATGCAGGTACATATCCTCAAGCAAGTTTTAAAGGTGGAAAAATATTTGGTTATAAAGTAGGTGCAGGTGCTAACGATACTGAATTAGGTTTTCCTCTTTCATACAGCACTTATAAAACTGTAAGTGAAATAACTTTTACAGACTTTTTAAAGAACGACCAGTACACTTATACGTCATTTGGTAGTTCAACAGTAACAGTTATTAAAGGTGACTATTACTTTAAAAACGGAACAAACAAATATAGCAGTAACTTTAAAAGTGCTACTGCTCCTTCAAGACAGAATGTAAAAACAAAATACACAATTACTACAACTGACTTTGATGACAAAAGAACAATTTATAATATAGGATGTGTACCTGTTATAAAAACAAGTGCTCCTAGCGGTAGAGATGTAATTGTACGAGTAAACAATGCTATTCAAACAGCATACACATATAATAATAGAGCATTACAATTTACAACATTTAGTCTTAAGAAAGGAGACATAGTTGAGATAGAAGCAAATACTACAGATGGTATTAACTTTATTAACAACAGTAGATATGAAATTCCTTTAAGTTGGAAATCAAATCCTCTTAATACTACTATTACAAATATTGCAGAACCTGAATACTTACCTCACTTCAAAAAGTATTTAGAAATGCAAGACGATTTTACTGGCTCTGCATTAGGCAAAAATAATTTTAACAGCATTGCACAAGATATTTCAAAAGCAGATTTAATTGTAAAAACAAATGATGATTTAATCCATGGTGCGTTTTTATTAGATGACCAGCCACACAACTTAGTGGATTCATTTAGATTTGTAGGCAGAGAATATACCAAATATAAGAAACGTTTAATCAAAGAAATTGACAAGTATAATAACAACTTTGATTTAAACAAAGCAGGCCTGTTTATGGAATCTGCTTTAGAAACAGTTTTAAGAAATTTAAAATCATTCAGTGTAGGTAAAGGAGTATTTGATACTTCATATGTTTTACCTTTTGGTGATAACTTTACAAAAGAAACTATTATTATAAATGATGTTGCTAGAACAGAGTATACATTAACAAATTATGCTGATCTAAACACATTAGAAAACAGTTTGCTAATATATCATACCAGAAGTAGCACTAAGAATAATTTACTACTTGTGGATGAAGATTATACTATAGATAATACAAACCCAATTAAAATTACATTTACTGCAACAGCACTTGCTGACTTTTTGCTAGATGATAATATTATTGCAAAGTTTTATGATAAGGATAGAGATAGTGCTGAGTGTCCACCGACACCAAGTACAATGGGATTATATCCTTTATTCCATCCTAAGATAGAAACTGATAACAGTTTCCAAACACCAATCAAAACACTTATAGGCCATGACGGAAGTAGAACTACTCTTAACGGAGATAAAAGAGATGACGTATTATTAGAATTTGAAATAAGGTTATACAATTCCGCACTCAAATCATTACGTGATGCAGATCAACATGCAAAACTTAGTGTTCATAACATTAGACCAGGTGCATTTAGAACAAGTGTTAAAGTCAGTGAGTACAATGACACGTTGCGTAACAGTTTTACAAATTGGACAGGCAGTAATAAAGCAGACCATGTTGTAAATGAATTTTATAATGAAACAGATAAATGGACATGGAATTATAAAGGAACAACTGATCTTCCAGGACATTGGAGAGGCTGGTACGAATATTATTACGATACAGTAAGACCTCACACTCATCCATGGGAAATGCTTGGATTCTATGATAAGCCAACCTGGTGGGAAACACAATACGGAACAACATACGCTCTTAGCAATACTGTTATGTGGAGTGATTTAGAGTTAGGTATTATTAGGTTAGGCAATAGTGAAAATGTAACTGACGATAGATACACAACAAATAATCCTTATGCAAGATCCGGATTAAGTAATTACTATCCAATTAACAGTAGCGGTGTATTAAAATCACCAGGTGAGATTGTTGCAACAGGTTCGTCAACATTAGTGTCCACATATAATAATGCTAGAACATCAAATACAAATGCAATTACAAATAGCATTGTGCTTACTGATCAATTAACAAGTAGTTATGACAGCAACAACACTTATATAACAAGTGGCAGTTTAGATAACACTTATTCAATACCTGTACTTGTAACTTATAACACAATATCTAAAGCGACTGAAAACATACCAAGCAACTTTATTGGTGTTACAGTCACAGGCGTACCAATTGTAAATCCTGCTAAAGGTAGTTGGAAATCTGAGGGTGTTTGGAATTACAATGCAGTAAAAAATAACGAAACCCTCACAGAAGGAGTTTACCAAATTACACCAGCAAGTGCTGGCCTAGATGCTTGGAGCACAACAGCGGCTTCGCCAAAAGTAGGTTGGGCATTCGATGGGTTACCAATTTACGGGCCATACGGATATAGTGATGCAAGTAATGTTTCAAGTAACGTTGTTGCTATTAACAGTATTTTTGAACTTAAAACAGGCACAAGAGTATCAGGCCCAGGCGGTGCACACACAGGTCACTTTGTAGAAGACTACCAAGCCAATACTGCATTAGCAGATACCGATGGCTATGTAACAAATGTATACAACTTACGTTATGCATATACAGTAGACAGTCCTTCAACAAAAGTTTGGCACTATGTTGCAAACGATAACTTCCCATTTGTTATAGGCGGAGTTGTTAATGAAGGCTCAGATTTAACTTACAAAGGAAAATATTATTTAGGCTCAACTGATATTACTAATAATACAGATGCAACTGTAACTATACCAACAGGAACATCAAGTGCAATAACAAGCACACTAACAGAATCAGTTGACAAAGATACAACATTAATTAACAACCCGTGGCAACTAGGCGACGGTGCTCCTGTAGAAAATGCATGGAAGTATTCTGAGGATTATCCTTTTGCAGTTGCAGAAGCAATGCTTTTACAAAAGCCAGGAAAGTTTGCTAGTGTATTTGCACAACCATTAGATGTTGTAATACCAAAAGCAGAATCATTTAAACTTGTAGATAAAGATACAAGAGCATACTTTGACTTTAAATCAAATGCAGATTTTAAAGTTCATGGTGTTAGCATTGAAGACGCAGATGATTTGCAAACAAATATAGGTTATACACAATTTATTTACAGTTGGTTAAAGTTCCAAGGCTTGAATATTACAACAGACTTTGTTAATAAACTTCAAACTGTAAATGTTAAACTAGGACATAGGCTTGCAGGTTATACAGATAAAGATACATTAATATTAAGAACAGACCAATTTAGTCCTACAGGGACATCAGGCAGTTTGATTATTCCAGCAGAAAATATAGATCTACTTATACATAATTCACCTTATAAGAGTAGAAACTTTTATAGTGGTGTAATTATAGAAAAAACAGTAGATGGCTATAAAGTAAAAGGTTACGATAAAAACTTTGGTTACTTTAATACATTAGCACCTGATACTACTAAAAGAACAACACAAGAAGAAGTTGCAGGTACTCCTGCTAACTTTACTGACTGGGCACCAAATGTAAGTTACTCCACAGGAGTAATTGTAAAATACTTAGATAGATTCTATCAAGCACCTACATTAGTTCCAAGTGCAGATTCCTTTATGTCTACGTTATGGACTTCGCTGGCTAGTTTACCACAAGAAGGTGGAGTAAAAGCAACAGGGTTCTTAGATACCACAGGCGAAGTTAAACGAGTTAATTATAACACAGAATTTACAAGTTATCAAGAAGTTTTTCAATTTTTAATAGACTTAGGAAATTATCAAGAACAGCAAGGTTTTAATTTTAGCAATTACGATTCAAGTATAAACGAAGAACGTGGTTGGATATATGCATGTAAGCAATTCTTATTTTTTGTTGCAGGCGGATGGGAAACAAATAATGTTTTAGAATTATCGCCACTTGCGACAAAAATTGTTTTTGAAAAAGACAAAGAGTTTATTTCAAAAATAAACAGAGTAGATAGAAATCAATTTGCATTGCTAGATCAGTTTGGCAAAGCAATTACTCCACAAGATTGTGCAATATTAAGAACAGATAATAAAATACAGATTGAGGCACCAGAAGGTACTCAAATTTATGGTTGCATGTTGTTTACACAACAAATGGAACACATACTTATATTAGATAACAAAACAGAATTTAACGATACAATTTTTGATCCTGTTATAGGACAAAAGCAAAATAGATTAAAAGTCAAAGGTAAGAAAACTGCAAACTGGCAGGGTAAACTTTTATCAGAAGGTTATATTATACAAGGTGATGAATTAAAACCTAACTTAGATAACATGGCTCAAACAATGGGCAGATATTATGAACTAGGATTCATACCAGTAGAGAAACAAATATACGATACTTCAAGAAAGGTATTTGGATATCAAGAAAGAGACTACTTAAATAATTTAGATATAGATGATGATACACAATTCGAATTCTATACAGGTTTCTTGCAAGGCAAAGGAACAGCAAACAGTATTGTAAAACTTGCTAAAAGTAATAGCATTGTTCAGGGCAACATTAATTTATACTCTGAATGGGCAATTAAAACAGGTGAGTTTGGAGATTTAGAAAACGATCAACCTATAGAACTTAAGATAGATAAAGTTGACGTTAAGCAAAATCCACAGTTAATTACTTTGGCATTCCCAGAAGATACAACAGGTGCTATAGATAGAATTGATGTGCTATCACCACAACACAAGTATTTTACTGCACCTACTTTAGAAATAAGTACACCAACTGTACTTACACTTGCACAAGGCGGCTCACAAGCAACAGCAACCGCCGTAGTAGCAGGTAACGGGTCACTTAGTACATTTACTATAACAAATCAAGGTAAAGGTTACACGGAGCCTGTGACGGCTACAGTGGTGGCAGGTAATGTGGTTTTATCAGATAGTTCATTAACATTTAGAACGCCAACAGCAGAAAGTAGCAGGTTAAGTAGTCCAAATGTTACAGGACTTTTAGGTTCTGTTACTATTACAGATAACTTTACAAGTCCTGCAAATGCAATTAGTTTTAACTTCTCAACAGCATCGAATATTGTAGCAGTTGCATCAACAATTACTGCTCATGCTAGTTTACCAAATGTCACAGCAACAACTGTTAAGAGTGAAGAAGTATCCGGCGGCAGTATTGTTAATAGATACAAACTTGTACTAACAGGTAAAGAATTTAATCTTAATGATAGCGACGGCAGTTGGGCAAACATTAACATCACTAAAGGAGACTACACTACAAGACAAAGACATAGTGTAGCAACAGTAGATAACGAAGCAACATTAGGAACAGGTGCAACAACAATAAATGATATAGTTGTTAAAATAGATTCAACAACATTAACACCTACAACACATTATACATATGATGCAGGCTCAAGAAACGAAATAAGTTTTGTTGTTAGTGCATCATCAGTGCCAGCAGATATACAACGTGTTGACCCTAATGATTCTACAGGTGCAGTAAGTACCGATACAGTTTTCACAGGCGATGTAAATATTGCATTACCTATAGCATTAGCAACAGAAAATATTGAACTGTTTGATTTGTCATACCCACATTTAGATGTTTTTGTTAATGGAAATAAATTACTTAATACAAATTATAAAAGACAGTTCACATCTACTACAACACAATTAACAATACATAATGTTAATGAATTGCAAGGTGGCTCGCTTAAAAGCGGTGCTACAATTTTACTAGTAGAGTCAGGAACTATCGAGTTTACAAGTGCATTAAAAACTGATATAGCAGGTGCTAAGGTTAGTATTAAAACTACTACACAAGATAAGATTGCAATTAGAACTAAGAGCATACAAACATTTGAAATTACTCCAGACATAAAAGGCGACGAAACTATATTGATTGATATTGATGATCAAACTAGATTCTTAAGAAAGCCAATTGGCGTAAGAGAAAGTAACTTATGGCCAACAACAGGAAAAGTTGACTACACTGGTGTAACTGATTCTAAGTATTTAGATATACCTAATGCAGGTTATGTAGACGAAAGATCAGTAGATTATCAAACATTTAGTGTTCCAGACATCAGCGGATTGTTTGGCGAAGGACAACGTTTCCAGCCTGACATAAATGAAACTATACACGTTGGTATAGCAGAAAACAGAGACTTCAATGTTTACAAAGTTAAAGAAGTTGCAAACACAACAGTTAGTTTTGTAGAACAAGAGCAAGGAGATGTTACAACATATCTATACAAAAATGGAGATAGTTTATTTAATTATATAGATACTAACTTTATTCAAGGTTCAGACACAGGCCGTTACTTAGACTACCATCTAATTATTAAAGACGGTGAACTTAGCGATAAATTTGTTGTTTGGACAAACGAAGAATTAATAGAAAACAAACAAGTTAGATTAAAGAACTTGTATCCGCCAGTAATGATAGAGAAAACAATTAGTGCTATTGGACCAAACACAACAGCAGTATTACCGATTACAAGTATATCACCAGCGGCCAGTGGCTTTGCAACAGCAGAAGCATTAACATCACAAGTGCCGGGTGCCAACGTTATATTAATTAACACAATACCATTTACATTAGAAGATGGCGAAACAGTTTCCTTTGGACATGCAGAAGGTAGTGCAAATTGTTCTTTACATGCAAATGCATTTATTATTAGTGATCTTACAGCAACATCATTTAAAATTAAAGAAACAAATCAAACTGGAACAAGTATTCAAGCAGTTAAAGACATGGCGGCAAATACTACACTTTCAAATAATGAAAATACAGCGGCAAGTTTGTCATATACTTATTTTGGTAAAACAAGAATAACATGTGGTAGTAATATTGATATTGGTTCTAACGAAGTTGTAAAACTTAATGCAAAAGAATATAGTGGTTACTACACAACAGAAGCAGTTAATCATAATAGTTTTGTTATTACTAGAAAGCATATTGCAACATCATCCACTACCACAGGAAATGTTTTATTACCAGAAATAAAAATTACATCAACAGCACACGGTATCACTAGCGGATATGCAGGTAAGAAAATTGCTGTTCATAATATAGATCCGAGATACTATAATGTTGTTTATAAAGTTAAGAGCATTCCAGATGCAAATACTATTATTACAAGTGGCGTGTTTCCATATGATACACAGTCAATATCTCAAAATGCAGATAACAATCCAGTTCTTACAACATTAGATCATGATGTAGTTCACTTAAATAATAATGCTATTAAGTTTAATAATACAAACAGTATTGATGCAATGGTGCAAGACTTTAATTTCCAACAAGAAATTAAACGTGGCTTTATGGTACATGAAGGAAGTTTTGCTATATCTATACCAATGCTTAATAATTTAGCAATACCAGGATTTAATATAAACCCAAAACAAGTTATTGGTAAGTTACCATACTTAACTAATGTACAACATAACATGATGGCTAACCCAGCCGCATTCCAAAATGGTTTAAATATAGGAAGAAATCTTAATAAAACAATTCATGTAGACGCAGGCAAAATTAAAAGTCATGTAATGCCACCAGTTATTGGAAAAATTCCTTACAATATTGGAACAGCATTAACAACTGGTTGGAAAAATACAACGCCTAATAAGTTTAGTCCTGCAGTCACTATACCAGTAATTGGAGGAGTACCAACATCAGTTATTCCAAACATTATTACTAACCCTAAAGCATACATTGGATCTAATGAACTTAACATTGTAAACTATGCAGATGCTCTTAAAGGCCAAGATGCATTAGTAGACTTTGGACAATATGGTAAAGCATATATAAACGGTATAGGAAATTACTTTGGTAGACAACAGAACTTTAAAACTAACAAACTCAAACAAAATTGGGTAAGAACAAGAGCACAGTTTGTAAAACAAGTAGATGCAACAGGTAATAATAGTGCTCGTAAGGTAGACAATCAAACAAGCACTTGGAAAACAGGTATTTCCAAAGGTACTAAAGTCCAAATACACCCTGGGTACTTCTTAAACGGAATTCAAAATACGTTTGCAGGAGGATCAAGAGAAGTAGATCTTAACGGACAAAAACATTTTATACCTGAAAACTTCTTAATAAATATGGGCTCCACTGCAACACAAGGGCCAAATATTAACACATTTGTTAAGATACCTAATTTACTAACACCAACAGGAAGTGGACCTGCAGGAAGTACAGGAAGTACACCTCCTCCAGCAACATCAACAGTAGCACAAGGACCAGGTACTAATACAGGTGCAGTTGTTATTAATCCTTCTGCAATGGTTACACATACTGCTAAAACACCTTGTGGAACAGATTTACCTCCAGTTTATGTAGATCCGGTACCACCAACATCAAATTCAAATGTATCAGTTCCTGCAGGTAACACTACGGTTCCAACAGTACCAGGTAATGCAAACGTAATAGTTTCAACTCCAATACCATGTTCGTTTATAAAGAGAGAAAAGAATCAGCAGTCGACAAATACAGGGCATGTAAACGATACATGGCATTACAGATTTAAATGTAAAGGCAGAGTTAAAGTTGTATTTGATATGTATAGTGCGGCAGACAAATTTGACTTCTATCAAACAACAACAAAAACAACAACAGGCGGTAGATTGCTATCAACTACTGCTTCTTTCTCAACAATAAGAAAAGCAACAAATGTAGAGAAGCAAGAATTACTAGCACCTTCAATTGGTGCATCAGTTGGAACAACACAGCCCGGCAGAGGCGGATATAATAGTTACGGTTCAAGAGCAGGCGGAACAGGTTCTAGTGCTTATGCAAGTTCGTATCAGGCAGGTGCCGCAGGTAACCCATATGGTAAGCCAGGTGGCCCAACTGGACGATCAACTGCAACTGGCAATTTAACAGATTTCCAAGCCGGGGGCTCAGGTAAAGTTAAGTATTGTGGTGTATTAGAGTTTGACTTTGATCCTACAATGGGAGAGTTTGTAAGATTAGATGTTGATAAGGACAGTAATGTTTACAGATACTATATAGAATATCCAAGCGATACTGACACAGGTTTAGCATCAACAAGCGGTGTAACACCGGGTGGTGCAAACTTGCCAGCAAACAACGGACAAGTAAATTACGGTTCAGGTAACCCTGGTACTAAAGGCGGAACAGGATATCAAAGTCCATTTGTTCAACCTGCAGGTGCACCACAAACTAAAGTAACACATGCCGGCGGAATATCCAAGTACCATATTTCGAACAAGTATACATTCCAGCATAACTTTGGAGGATTTGGTAATCCTTCAGGAAGCGGATTTAATTACTTGCCAAGTGTTTATAGAAAGAAAGTTAAACAAACATGGCAACCTTCAACTCCAGACAATACACCATTAGGTGCAGATAGGTATGTTAATACAAGTTTCCAAAGAGTCTCAGGTGGAATAATTATTCCTCTAAGTGCTCCGGTACCAGCACCAATAGAAATAGCACCAAGACCTATTAGAGGTAGAAGTTATGACTATTATTCTAGTATGCAAGGCAACCTAGACTTGCTATGGAATCCTAGTACACAAAGATTTACAAGCAAATTTGATACTAACAAGTTAGATAGTATGTCAGGCATAGGTGCAGGCAATATTGTTAGTTTAGTTCAGTATCCAGGTACACCAGGTTATATTCCAGGAACAGGTTTTGCTCCAGGCGTAGATCAAATGGCGCCGCCAGTAGAAGTAGACGGCAGAGCATTTAATTCAGATGATGCTGATTTTAATACTAATCCAGTATTGAAATTTATTCCTAAGAAAAGAATAGACGGGATACTAAGACCAGCAAAACCAATCTACATGCCATTGTCATATCCTACACCACAATGTTGTTTACCAACAAGCGATCTAGGTAATCTTACTCCAGGTGATGAATTAATCATTAATGGAACAAGAATTACTATACCAGGTGGTGGCGTAGATGCAACAATGAATGCTATATTATGTCAAGCAGGTAATGGATATAAAGCAACTAAGAGTGCAAAAGACAAAGAACCAGCAATTAGAATTACAAGTTGTACTAACGCACCACTAACATTTAAAGATGGATGTAGAGGCGGAGCATATAAAGAAGTATTAGACTTCCATGTAGTTAGAAGTTTTGCATCAGGCGAATCAAGAACAAATGATGCAATAGTTGTACCTCCATCAGTAGGTGTAGTGCAAGGTGCAAATAATACCAGTATTGGAAGTGTTACTTCGACATACACAAGATTCTTAGAAGACGGAACAAATGTTTCAGCAAGTTTTGGAAGTGTTTCTTCAACAGAAGGAAAAACATTCTTTAACGTAAGCAAACAACAAACATCAGGTGGAGATGGCTATTCAGTAGGCGACAGACTTAGAGCGGTAGGCGGAACTCCAGTTCCTAGTCCACATGGTGGTATTACAGAAGTATGCGTAGGTATACAAGGTGCAGGTTACAGTTCAGCGGCAAATGTAAAAATTTATATTGGGGATGGATCGACTCCAGGTTCAGGTGCTACAGTTAGTGGCGTGAATCTAAATCAAGATGGACAAATAACTTCAGTTAACTTATCAAATAGAGGTAGCGGTTATTCAATGGAAAATCCGCCTAAAGTTAGAGTTATAGATTTAGATCCTAATTCAACAGCAACCCCGGCTACATGCACAGCAAAAATAGGTTCAGGAAAAGGCTTCCCAGAAAGAGTTGCTAAGTTTGAAGTTATTAGTGTTGTAACAGCAGACTCACTATTACATCTAAATGAAGGCAGACCAGTTGGTGAGATTATAAGTGTAAGGGTTATTGACAGAGGAGTATATAAAATATTCCCAAGTGATTTAACAACTGGTATTCCATTAGAATACGATAA